ACATGAGATGGTGTGACTACTCGCTGCACCGATGCTTTCTCTCATCCGGTGGTGTTTCCGGGAACTCATCGGCATCCGCTTTCGTCACCTGCAATTATACAGGAACAATCAGTGGCAAAAAAAGACCCCGGCAAGGGGAGGAGCCGGGGTTTAAGAGCAGCATCTCACTATGCTGCCGTCGCCTACAGGGAGTGGGTGCAACTAACGGCTGCGGTTAAGCATTGAGAGAGAGGTTCCGCCAGCGCACCCTTCTTCACACAATACCCCATCCACATACTCCTCGCAAGTTGTCACTCTATAAACATGGCAACAGTTGCCACGTTGCTCATTTTGTATCTATCTATGCAACACATGGTTCCGGTATGCACTTAGCTGTTGACATGCACTACATGTAGGGGTAGGATCATGTTCATAGGAGGTGATGGTGGATACAAGATTTTGTACAAGTTGTCAGACAACTAGATCGACAGAGGGCGGTGAGCGCAGGATAACGCGTGGCGTACCACGTTGGATATGCCAGCCCTGCTTACAGCGCAAGTCGGCCAGCATATACAGGAACTACAAGGCAGAGCCACGGAGGAACGATGGACAGAGATGACATTGTCCGCATGGCGCGGGAAGCTGGAATATCTAAGCCGTGGGATCAGGAGCCTGTGAAATGGGAAACGCTTGAACGCTTTGCCAACCTAGTCGCAGCAGCGGAGCGCGAACGCATTTTAGATATGTGCAAAGAAGGTTTGTGGGATGGTGAAGGAATAAGGTTCCACCTTGAGAAGCAAGGGAGCGACCAGTGAGTTATTGCAGACTAAGTCCTGAGTGCGACATTTACTGCTACTACCACGTTGGCGGGTATTACGAAGTCTGGTCTGGCGCAGGAGAGCACCAGTTCAAAACAGCAAAAGAAACGGTGGCCTTTTTACGTGAGCGCAGGGAAGCAGGGGATAAAGTACCGGACTACGTATTTGAGAATTTAAGTGAGGAAAGAACGTGAACAGAGATGAATACAACATACTATTCCACAAACTTGAGCTAAACCTTGTTGCGTTTAAACGGTTAATGGATTGTGATGAAGAGGTGCTAAAGCTGGTGAACGCGGCCATAGAAGCGGAGCGCGAAAGAATTAAATGGGACACCATTCATTCCTGTCATCCACACTGTGATCGCCCTGCTTGTGTTGCGGTGAGAAGGGCTAGGGAAGACGAACGCGAAATGTGTGCGAAGGTAGCTGAAGATATGGGCAATATAGACGGAAACATGAACAAGACATGGCGAAACGGATGCTTTGACGTTGCCTTTGCTATCCGCGAGAGAGGTGCGCCATGATTGACAACGTAATCCCATTCGGCGGCATCACTCGGCTGGACATTGATCCTGACGTAGTGCTGAAGGCCGCTATCGGCAAGCTAGAGCGCGTTGTCATTGCTGGCATGGACAAAGACGGGAACGAATACTTTGCTGCTTCTGTGGCAGACGGGGCCGATGCACTATGGTATTTGAAGCGGTGCGAGAAGACGCTACTGGAGTTGGGCGATGGATAACCAACTTTTGATGGACATGGTCTATGTCGGCTGCGGCGTCATCTTTGGGTTAATCGTTCGCAAACTTGTCGTGACGTACTGTAAACGTCCGTGGGTGGGACTGACGGAGGACGAGGCACTTGCGCTTGGCAAACAGTATTACCACAGTCCTGTTTCGCTTATGTACGCTGTCGAAGCCAAGCTGAAGGAGAAGAACACATGAGTGGAGACCATAACCAATACCAGAAGCCTGACATAGTCACGCTAACAGCAAGTGACCTAAAGACGATCAGAGTCCGCGAGATAGAGATTGAATTTAAGGAGTGGCTAGACCCGCATATCGGCGTGATTCCGATTAACCCAAAGACCCCGCTGATATTGAAAGCCGTGATTCGGGAGGAAGTATGACTGACCGTGAACTGATGCAGCAGGCGTTGGATGCGCTGATAAACGCAAAGGGATATATTTTTCACAATGTATTGGATGACAAAGCAAACCAATACGACACTGCCGTAGAAGCCCTCCGCGCCCGACTAGCGCAGCCTGAGCCGACGCTGGCGCTGTGGAACTTTAAGCACAACCGACTGGCTGGTTTGTCTGATGATCGCGCAGAAGTGGTGCTTATTCGGCAGCGCGAATGGCAAACCCTGACAGAGAATGAAATCAAACACCTTTGGTACGAAGCGTGTCAGACAAATCTTGAATTAACTTCACAACTTATTGTGCATTTGGCTAGAAACATCGAAGCAAAACTAAAGGAGAAGAACACATGACTAAAGAAGAAGCATGGCTCATGTGGATGCAAGAATCCAAGCACTACGTTGAGTACGACTGGGACATGATTAAGAAGTCCTCGCACTGGCAAGCGTTCTCCCGTGGCTGGGATGCGGCAACAATCAATGCGAACGGCTGGGATGATGCCTACAAGATGGGCGTAGAGGCAGGAAAGGAAATGGAGAAGAATGCCTAACATCAAACTCTACGACTACCAGAGGGCGGGAGTTCCCGAAGGAACCAAGACTACCTGCTACTGGACACCACCGAAGAAGCAGTCAGGCATTGCTCATACTACCGCACCTTGGGTGGATGCGCCGCTGATCTGCGGCTTTTATGACCAGCACAACGACCTGATCGGTGTGCGCTTTGTCCGCAAAGACGGAACATGGGAGGACGCATGATAGATGCCAAAAAACTACAGTGCTACACGATGGCGCACCGGCTGCGGGGATATGCCGAAGGGCTGGACGAAGACAGGCATGAGGCGCTGATCCACATGATGATGAAGGCTGCAATCCTTCTGGAGGAGACGTGGGACGATTACCAGCAAACATTGCCACCAGATCAACGGGTAGGGAAAATGGAGAAGAATCATGCAGTATAAAAAGGAACTCATGCGCGAGCTATGCGACGCAGCAATCCTGTTCCACGCGAGTCAAGAGCTACCGTACAAGCTGTTGGAAGTGCTTGATAAACACCTGCCCCATATCGGCGATGTGTGCTGTGAGCGTGGGTGTATTGAGTATCAGGAGAAGAACACTTGAAGCTAGGCGAAGCCGTTGTGCTGCACGACCTGCTACCAGAGAATGTGGCGGCACACCTGCGGGACATCGTGCTAAGCGAAGACTTCCCGTGGTTCTGGAATGAGCGGACGCTGGAGGAGTTTCAAGATTCAACACATCAGTTCACGCACTTGTTCTGGGCGAATGGCAAGGACAACTCTGGCTACAGCTATCTTGTGTTCGACATCATCCGCGCTACTGAGGAGAAACTAAACATCAAGATGGCGTACTTGAGCAGAGCCAAAGCCAACCTGCTCTGCACGTTGGGCGATGTGTATACCGATCAGCAGCACGAGATACACACAGACTTGGAAAAGGGTGAGCGGCTGTACAGCGTGGTGTATTACGTTGGCAACTCGGATGGTGACACCGTTGTGTTCGCAGACAGCGGAGAAGAGAACGCCAGAGCGCAGCACAAGAACAACTCGGCGGTGGTCTTTAATTCGCTGAGTAAGCATCGCGCCACGCTGCCACGCAAGCACAAGCGCAGAGTAGTAATGAATATCGTATTTCAAACGGAGGAGCGATGAAAGCATTTCCAAACTTAGTTGGACAACTCGGCATGGACTTGCGCGATTATTTTGCGGCGAAGGCGATGCAGGGGATGTTGTCAAATGCCGGAGTTGTGACCGGGAAAAACGCCGAAGCAGATGACGAAAAGGGCGCTGAACGTGCCTACAAAATAGCAGACGCAATGATGAAAGCGAGGGAGGAGTGATAGTAGATACCATCAATTACAAAGCAATCTGGGTGTGGATCAACGCAGTCTGGGCTAAGTCAATGTTTGCCGTCGTGCTGTTCCTACTGGGACTGTGGATCGGCAGCGTTAATACAGAAAGCCGGATCGCTTCTGACTGCAAGTTTGCCAACGCCTTCCGAGTAGACATCCAAGCCTTTAACTGCCAACGCCGACTATGAAACTGACAAACAAATTCAATCTGCCAGAGACATTCATCAACGTCATCCAGCGGCCATCGTACAGCCGTGGCAATAGCGAGATCAGCGTCACCGAGATCCTCTCGCCACCGCAGCTAGTCCTGCTACGCCGCCGCCATGCGGACGACATCGAGACCGACGCAGCAGATCAGGTCTGGTCTCTGTTTGGTTCTGCCGTCCACAACATCCTCGAACATGGCAAGGATGAGCATCACGTTGTCGAGGAACGGCTGTTCACCACGTTCGAAAGCTGGCGCATCAGCGGTGCGATTGACCTGCAAACCTTCCAGCCTGATGGCTCGGTTGTCATCAGCGACTACAAGGTCACCTCCGCCTGGGCAGTACAGCAGGAGAAGACCGAGTGGGTAGACCAGTTGAACATGTATGCATGGCTGGTGGAGCGCGTGAAGGGCCACCCTGTTACTGCCTTGCAGATCATCGGTATTGTCCGGGACTGGAACCGCCGGGAAGCAGCCAGCAAAGAAGGCTATCCGCAGGCACCCATCGTTACCATCGACATCCCGCTGTGGGACTTCGAGACACGGGAGCAATTCGTGAAGGCCAGGCTATCCCTGCACAACGAGGCGAACTTCGCCGCAGTCAGCGGTGAGATGCCAGCTTGCACATCGGATGAGATGTGGGAGAAGCCGACCACCTACGCCGTCATGAAGGAAGGCGGCAAGAGAGCGAAACGGGTATTTGAATCACTTGACACAGCCGAAGCGTTCCGGGCTGAACAAACGGGAGCGCACCACATAGAGACCAGAGAGGGCGGCAGGACACGATGCGATAGCTTCTGTCAGGTCGCGCCATTTTGCCAGCAGTATCAATCTTACAAGGAGAGTCAATCATGAAATACCTAATCGCCATCTGGGCAATCTCGGCAGCATCGTTGGCCTACGCAAGCTGCACATCTCACACCTTCTGTGACAATCAAGGCCGTTGCACCTTTTGTACTACATGCTGCTATGGCGGCTCATGCAATACCACTTGCAGCTAATCAGGAGAACAAATGAAAAATATCGCCACAGCACTGGTCAAAGCGCAGAGGGAGTTTGGTCCTGCGCTGAAGACCAGTAGTAATCCTCACTTCCGCACGAAGTACGCAGACTTGTCTGCTTGCATCGAAGCGGTAATCGATGGCTTGAACAACAACGGCATCTACCTGATGCAGTTGACGGACGAGTCTGACACCGGCATCAAGATTCAAACCGTGTTCATTCACGAGTCTGGCGAGCAGATGTCATCCGGCTGGTTGTTTGTACCAGCAGCCAAGCACGATCCACAGGGGTTCGGCAGTGCGCTGACGTATGCCCGTAGGTACTCCATCATGGTTGCCTGCGGCATCGCTCCGGCTGACGACGATGGTAACGCTGCCAGCAAGCCTGCCCCTGTGGCTGCACCCAAGCCGGTAGCCAAGCCGGTTGAAGTGCCAACACCCCCGCCGCCGCCGGTAGCCTTGCCTAAGAAGGTAGAGGGCGCAGACAAGGAGTGGCAGTTGAAGGTATCTGCCCAGCCTGACACAGACTTTGCTGACTGGTTGGCAGTGCTGGTGGAGGCCACCGTTACCGCGCTGGATTCAGCAGCCAACAAGGATGACGTGATGAGTATCTGGCGCACCAACGCCAACGTATTCAAGATCGTCGAGCAGCAGGACTCTGTTGCGTACAAAGAATTACTAGCGACATTCAGCACTTACAAGGAGGCATTCGGAAATGGCAACTAAATTCCCAAACTCAGGCAGGCTGAACTACAGCCAGCGCAAGCTGCACCCGAAGTCACCAGACCTCTACGGAGAGCTGGTGCTGGAGCGTAGCTACCTGCGGACTTTGCTTAATGAGACCGACGGTGACGATATCCCTGTGAAGCTGGATGCGTGGCAGAACGATGGTCAGTACGGCACCTATTTCTCGCTCAAGGTAAACACTTGGAAGAAGCCAGAGGGTGAGCAGCCGCCTGCACGTCCAGCGCAGAGACCGGCAGCACCTCCCCCGGCAGATGAGTCGGATGTCCCCTTCTGAGGTAATCATGGACCATCTAATTGATTACCTGCGCAGGGAGTACAAGCTTCGCACCGACGCTGATCTGGCAAAGCAGATTGGCGTCAAGCCGCCCGCTATCTCGAAGCTGCGGCACGGCACATCTGCTCTGACTCCCGCCATCATTCTCAAGATTCATGAGGCATTCAATATGCCTGTGAAGGAGATCAGGCGGATCGCGTATGGCAAGTAAGTCGCCCACACAGCGCAGCCTTGAATACCTTCGGGAGCAAGGCTACTTCTGCGCGGTAGTGGAGAAGTGGAATAGCTTTACCAAACAGCGGCAAGACCTGTGGGGCTGGTGCGACATCCTGGCTATTCGTGAGAACGAAGTGTTAGCCGTTCAAGTGACTAGCACGGGTGTCGCCGAGCGCATCAAGAAGATTGAAGACTCACCCACGGTTGCGTTTGTTCGTAGCGCAGACATCCGGATTGAAGTACACGGATGGCGCAAGAACAGCAAGGGCCGGTACGTATTGAGAGTGGAGGATATAAGTTGAACGGACACCCGCAGTTTGAAGCAGTCAAGGTAGGGATCAAGCAGGATAACTCCGGCTACATCCTGACCCTGCGTATTCACCCGGACGATCTGGATGAACGGATCATGCGGGACTTCGTCGGCGCACGATACATGACCGTCATGGTCAGGCTGAACGAGGA